GAGACAATTAGACGTGGTCATGGCACAATTTTCCAAGCAGGGGGCACGATGGTCACGAAAGCAAAGCGCGCGGCAGAGGTGACGACGTTGGAGTCGATTCCCAATATCGGACTGGCGATGGCGCGAGATCTGAGGCAGTTAGGCATCGCAACGCCGGCCGCGTTGATAGGACGAGATCCGTATACGATCTACCAGGATCTGTGCCTCCACACCGGCGTGCGCCAGGATCCGTGCGTCCTCGACACTTTTATTGCGGCTACCCGATTTATGGCTGGCGATCCGCCGCATCCGTGGTGGCATTACACGGCTGAACGCAAACGCACGATCAAGACATCGTGAGTTTCATCAGCACACCCGGGCGGTGGCACATCGGCAGCGGATTACTCTGCGTGTGCAGGTCAGTACCACGATCAAACTTGCGCGGCTCCTGTTTGGCATAGAGGGGCTGACCGAGGGTGTTTACCGTCTCGTTGAAGTCGGCGGGTGCGAAGTAGGTGCCGAAGGTGTCCATCGTGCCTTCGGGGAAAGCGATGGCTTCACCGTCCTGGATGAATTTACGCACGTTGCCGGCAGCATCGGTGGCGAAGCCCACATACTCTTCGAACGTGAGGCCGCCGAAGCGGAAGCCGTTGCGGGTGTCGTCCACCAGTGCCGCGCCTTGCTGGTAGAAAGCGAAGGCCTTCTCGATATTGTCGTGAGAGGTCAAGGCATCGAAGAACTGCGTCGAGCACAGCACGCGCACGCCGGTCGCCACCTCGCCCATCAGATTCTTCTCGATGGTGCGCAGCACTTCGTTGCACTTCGGCTTGACCTTGGTCGTGGCGGTACCCAACTGGAAGTTGACCGACGCCTGCGTGACGTTGAACTCGGCAAACAGGTCGTAGATCACGCTGCCATCGGCATCCAGAATCTGTCCCTTGAGCGCGCCCATGCGCAAGTGTTCCAGGGTGATGGCGTGCTTGTTGCGCATGGTTTCGAGCTTGCGCGCCATGACCCCGGCAATCGCCTCGGTCTGATTCTCCGAACCGAAGGCACGAATACCCTGGACTTCCTCGGGCAGCACCACGTCGTCGTGGGGAATGTGAGGCACGATGAAGGAGCGTACCTTGCGTTTTCCCTGGGTACCCACCGTCCCCGGCGAGCCGGGTGGCAGCGTCGGCAACAGGTTCAGGATGCCATGCATCTCCTCGACGATGACGTTGCGGTGAATGACCGGGCGGGGCACGAACAGGCCCATCTGCTCCAGCCGCCCGTAGCGGTTGGGGATGAGGTTGATCGCAGCGGTGAGGCTCGCCATCGAGAAGGCGGGATTGGTAAAAGGGTTCTGCATGTCGGTTCTCCAGACTTAAAAAAACCGCCTCGCGGGCGGCTTGGGGTCACAGTGGGGTGAGAGCGGATCAGGCCGATGGGCGGATCAGAATGCCGAGGGCTTCCAGTTGCGCGATAGCCGCAGCCTTCTTCGCAGCGGTGATGCCGGATGGCCAGATCACGGCCTTGTCAGCCACGATGGCGTGCCGCGCGACGATGAGGCAAGTCGTGTCAATCAATGTTGCGTCGACGGGTTCGATCAAGATGCCGACGGCGGCTTCGGTGCCATCCGTGCCGGCCGGGTTCAGCGCATAAATTTTGCTACCGGTGGTCTTTCTGCCCACCACGGTGCCGAGGCCGAGATTCTGGCCGGCTGCGATGGTTTCGCTGTTCCGCGAGTAATTGAGGCAGTCCTCCTCGTATTTCAGAAGATCGGCAAGATTCGGGGTTTCACTGATGACAGCCATGATTCGTTACTCCTTTCCGGTAATTTTTTTGACCGCCGAGATCAGCGGGTTGTTGGGTGAGGTGGGCGACTTGGCATCGAAGGACTTGTCCGGATCGAGGGTGGAGAGAATCTCCGGCGACTGATTCGCGGCCTTCATCGTGAGGAGCAGTTGGCGCACATCGGCTTCCCGTTTGCCAGCCGCGATGAATTCGGCGGATTTGTCGGGCACGCCTGCCAGCAGGCAGAGTTCTGCAATCGCCTGTGCCTCGCGTCGCACGTCTTGCCTTGCTTCAGCGACTAGCTGTGCAGATTCGTCGACCGTGATGGTTCCGGGGGCGTCGACGGATTCTTGCGCCGGTGCCTCGTGTGCTTCGTGATTTGTTTGCTGCATGTCGAACTCCTGTTGAGAAGGGGATGCGCAGCCGACCAGAGATTGCGCCCGGACCGGACTGCGCGAACGGCCCTGCGGGGTGAGAAAGGTGGTGAATTCGGTGAGTACCTCATCGAAGCTGCCGACTGCATCTGCCAGTGCGCCCTCTATGCCTTCCGGGCCGAAGTAGAGGCCGGCCTCAGTGGCGCGCACCGCATCCTCGGTGATGCCGCGCATGGCGGCGACGTGCGTCACGAAGATGTCATAGAGGCGGTTCACCTCGGTCTGCAAGCGCGTCTGCGCTTCGGTTGAAAGCGGTTCATGCGGCGAGTAGTTGTTTTTGCGTGCACCTGCGGTGATTGCCGTGTAGCGAATCCCGTCTTGCGCATCGGCCACAGACTGGTCTACGTGCAGGGCGATCACGCCGATGCTGCCCACGCCGCCGGTGCGGGTGACGATCAAGCGTTGCGCCGCGCAGGCGATGGCGTAGGCTGCGGAGAAGCTACTGTCATTGGCGACCGCCCACACCGGCTTGATGGCGGTTGCTGCGCGCACAGCTTCGGCCAGTTCGAACACGCCGCCGGTCTCGCCGCCCGGTGAATCGACGTCGAGCAGAATGCCGCGCACATTGGGGTCGCGCACGGCAGCATCGAGCATCGCACCGATATCGAGGTAGCTCGTGAGGCCGGACGCCGCTTCCAGCCCCAGGGTGCGCTTGACCAGTGTTCCCTGTATGGGAATGACGGCGATGCCGGGTGATTTGTCCGGGAATCCAGGACGGCTCGCAGGCAGCGCCGCATCGGGCTTGGGTATGTCACTCACCGCCAGGCCCGAGATGCCGATGCGATCGCCAAGTACCGCGAGAATCACATCGAGTTTGGCGCGGTTGATGAGAAGCGGCGTGCCATAGAGACGCGCCGCGATGTGAGGTAGCTGCATGGTCTACTGCCCCTGTGGTAGTTGATCAGTCGACGGTTGTACTTCGCCCGCCTTGCCGTGGCGCGGGTCGGAATCGAACACCAACCCAAGCGCATCCGCGCGGGCGTTGTCTGCCGCGACCTCCCGATCGACATCCTCGGCGTCATAGCCGTTGGCCGAGATCGCTTCAGAACGTGACATCAGGCCGGAGCGAATTGCAGATTTCATGGCCTCGGTTTCCTTCATCGGATCGACCCACTGCCAGCCCTGCGGGATCCATTTCACCGACCCATATTCACGACGCCGGCGGGCGTAGCCTGGCAAGGTGAGTGCACCCGCCAGCACGGCCTGCTCCAGAAATGCGCGCCACAGTGGGCGGCAGAACTGGTGCACGATGACGTGATGCTGGATGGCCTCGCAACGGCGGCGGAATTCGAGCAGTCCTGCGCGGATGCTGGAATAGTTCACCTGCGTCAGATCGCCGGTGAGCATCTCGTAAGTGATACCCATGGCAGCGGCCACCGCCCGGAACTGCATGCGCAGAAAATCCGAGTAGGAGCCGCCGACATCGGCGGGTTGTGAGAACTTGATGTCCTCTCCGGGTTCGAGAATTTGCATCGTGCCCGGCTCCAGACCGGCGAGCGCCACCCCATTCGAGTCGGCGAGTCCCTCACCCAGTAGGCTGTCCTCGGGCGACAAGCGCGTAATAAAACCCGCGAACATGGCAGCGGTTTTCTTGCGCACCAGTTCCGCATCGTCGTATTGATCCAGTTCGTTGAGCTTGACCAAGGCCCGCGTCAGCCAAGGCTCGCCGCGAATCTGGCCGGGGCGCAGTGGGCGAAACAGGTGGATGACTTCTGCAGCAGGCACGCGCATCGGGGTGAGGCTGCCGCCTTGCCCGCTCATGGGCGTGAGTAGCGCGTCATTCGGGTGTGAGCGATACATCCAGTACGCCACACGCCGACCGAGACTGTCGAACTCGATACCACAGCGGATCGCGTTGCCATTGTCGGCGACGGCGTTGTAGGTCACCGGTACATGCTCGGGCTCGAGTACCTGCAACTGCATGGGGACGACGAGACCATCTTCAGGTCGTCGGTAGCGGATGCGTATGAAGGCCTCACCACCTTCCAGCATTGCTCGCAGCGCCATCGCTTGCAGACCATAGAAATCAGTTAATCCCGCAGCGTCCGCTTCCTCGCACCAGTCCCACCAGACGGAATGAATCGCCTCGCGCAAGGCGCTGTCCGTCACCATCGACTGCGGTTTGATACCGGTGCCGATGGCGTTCGCCACGTAGGCCTCGATGCCGGCGGCGGCCCAGGCATTACGGCGCACCAGATCTCGGCTCTTGGCGCGCAGTTCGTCCTGGGCATAAGCCAGTGCCGCCACCGCACCCAGATTACCTGGCATCCAGGCCAGGGTGCGGCGACCGAAGCCCACGCCGTCGTAGGTAGGCGTGCCGCCGTACAGCCGGCGTTTGATGTTGGAGAAGAAACCCATCAGAGCCCCTTGTTTGTGGTGACGCGAATCTGGCGCGGTGGGAAAGGCAACAACCCAGTGGCAGCAGCCTGTTCGGCCAGACCGCGTTCGACCTCGCGGATGGCGATGCGCAGTTCATCGACGGAGCGGTACTCGACGGTCTTGTCGCCGAAAGTGACGCGATTTTCGCCTTTGGCCAGTGCGGCCTCGAGGGCAGAGAGTTGTTCTGGGGTGTAGGCCATCAGCGATACACCACAAGGTTCATTTCGGTGGTGTCTGCCAACGAGGTGCTCCCGGTGGCGCAGACGATCTCAACGTGGGTGGCGGTCTTGGCATCCGACGTAGATCGAGCGATCGCCGTTCGGACAGTGCCGGAGTTGGCGGTACTGCGGGCAAAGGCCACCCAGCAGTAATTGGCATCCGCGAACGGGGTCGCAAAAGTGATCCGGTAGCGCCCCGTCGCGAGCCGTGTGACCCCCGATACGTTGTGTGAGGCACTGATCATGATTGTGCCGCCCACATAGCCAAAGCTCACCCAGGCCTGCGCCAGACCTGGATGATCGGGGCGTACCAGACTCTTGATCTCGGTGCCGAGCCGGGTGGCTAGTGTCTTGAGTTGGGAGACGAGACTCATGATTCAGTTCCTCCTTACGCTGCCAGGGCGGCTTCGAAGATGGCGACGAAATCGGTGCTAGTGTCGCCGACGTCGGAAGACGCGACTGCGCCGATATTGGTAAGCGCTTGGGCCTGCTCTAATGCGGTCAGCGACTGCACGGCATCGAACCGCACCCGGTTGCTCACGGCAGCGAGGAGTGCATCAAGGCCACTCGCACCATTGGTCAGCAGTTGCTGGATTTCGACCAGGGTGTCATAGGCTGCATCGGCCCCACCGAGGATTTCAGTTTTGAGGGCGTCCAGTCGCTCGACGATCTTCGAGGACGAGTAAGTGGTCGCGGTCGAGATCTGAGCATCGTCAATGGCGGCGGCCGTGACGATGGCGACCTTCAACTCGTTGATCGCCGCGACCAGGGTCGACTTGTCGGTGGTCGATAGTGAAGATAGGTTGCCGATTTTTTGATAAACGGACTTGAACTCGTCGGATAGACGAATGACCAGGCTGTGGATCTGTGTTTGTAAACTCATGCTGCGTTCTCCTTGGGGGTGGGTGGATCAACTAAGCCAGCGGCTACGAATCACGCGGCGCGCTGGTTTCGGGGTTTCAGAAACAGCGAGACCACCGCGATGGGTGGCCTCTTGGGTGGATTTAATATCGATCGGTGGCGAATCTGGCGGGCGGTCAAGACCCAACTGCCGTTCCAATTCACGCCAGTGACGTTCCTCGAAACGCTCAAGACCCGAGGCAGCGGCTGCCGCCCGGGCATACACGTAGCAGTCCAGTGCTTCGTTACGCTCGCGCATTTTCTGCCACTCGCGGTGCGCGAAGCCGTTGCGGTCGCGGCGAGTGATGAGTTGCTCGGCACACAGTTGCTGGATGAACTCGGCATCGACCTTGGGCAGATGCACGAAACCGGCAGGGAAGTGGATGACGCCATCCTCGTCGGTGTCGATGCATTTGCGCAGGTTGTTGTAGAACTCCAGTTTGGCAATGCCACCCGCGACTGAAAAGACTTTGATACCCCGACGCAGCTTCTTGCCGCCGGTGGTCGCGTCAACTGCTGTCGGCGTGCCAACCAATGCTGCCCCGCGAGCTACACCCTTGACGGCCATCACCCTGGAATCCCGCACGGCCCGCACGAAGGCATAAGCTTCTTGGGTGGCAAAGCCGGTGTCGAGGGCGAAACGCGCCAGTGGCAGTGATGCGCCGGATGCATGCGTCCAGGTTTCGCTGAGCAGTTCCGCCAACTGTTTCCACACCGTATCTCGGACGGTGTCGCCCATCAGCACGCGGTGCTCGACGAGCCAGGACTCCTTGCCGCGCCCGAAGGCCCAGATCGAGGCCTCGATGCGATCCTTTTGCACGTCGGCACCGCCCACCAGCAGCAGGCCGCCGTCCGGGATGGTGCCGATGCGGTAGTCCTCCCTGCGCTCAAGCAGACGTTGCCAGTCAGGCGCTTCGCCTTCTTCGACCCACGTTTCGCCAAGCTCGGTATTTTTGAAGGTCTTGATGGCGGCAGCCGACCCAGATTCCTTGCTCACCGCACTCTCCCAGGCAGCGGCAATATCGCGCCAACTGCGCCAGCCCACCGGGCTGTACAGCGAGGACAGGTGGAAGCCAGCAGTCTTGCTGCCGTTTTCTGGAGCCAGTGCGCGCCACTCGCCATGCTCCAGCATCCAGGTCTTGTGATGCTCAACAATGGCTTCATCGCACGACTCACAGCGGTAAGCCGCCGTTTCCGGCAGGGCTTTCTCCCAGCGCAGTTGCTCAAAGCGCAACCACTGCCGGTGCGAACAATGCGGACAGGGAACGAAGTAGCGGCGCTGGTCGGAGGCCTCATATTCCCGTTCAATGGCACTCACGCCCGAGATTGTCGGGGTTGAGACAATAAAAATTTTACGGCGCGCAAAGGTACGCGTTCGGGCTTCCGCCAGCGAAATCGCATCGCCTTCGCCATCGACGTCCAGCGGATAACCATCCACTTCATCCAGAAACAAATAGCGTACCGGCATCGAGCGTAGGCCCACGGCGCTGTTCGCGCCTGTCATTACCAGCACGCCGCCGCGAAACTCTTTCGCCAGAATCGTGTTTCCCGCGTCCCGGCTTCTGGCCGGTGCAATGAGATCGGCCAGCACCGGCGACTCCTCAATCAGCGGGTCAATGCGCTGCTTGGAGTTTCGTTTGGCCATATCCACTGTGGGTGACACGGCCATCATCGGCCCGGGTGCGTGGTGAATGACGTACCCGATCCAGTTGTTACCCATTTCAGTTGCGCCGAGCTGTGCCGCTTTCATGAACGCCACGCGCTCGACCGGCGAGGTCGGCGACAGGCAGTCCATGATGGCTTTCAGGTACGGCGTGCGACTGGTGCGCCAGCGACCCGGTTCAGCCGATGCCTTGCTGGAGAGCATCCGGTGCATATCCGACCACTCGGAAACCGAGAGCAGCGGGTCGGGTGTCAGTCCCTCACGCCACGCCTGTTCGATTTCTAGTCCGCCTTCGTATTCCAGATTCATCAATCCACCCGTGGGCGCAGGTCGCCGATTTCCTGCAGGTGCTCACGCACAGCGTTTTCCAACGTGATGTGCATGGTGTGCGGATCGACGCCGAGCCTGGCGGCCATCTGTGCGGAAATACGCGCCGGCCAGTTCAACCACGCATCACGTTCAGACCGCGCCAGCTTGAAAACGTGAGCGATGGCCTGCGGCCGATCCACCAGTTCGCCCTTGAGACGGGCCAGACGCACCTTGTTGGTTTGCGCCTTGACCACCTCGTTGACGGTGCGCGCTTGAAGCAGCGACGTGCCGCCCGACGGCAGAGCAGCGGTTTGCTCTCCCGCGTTCTCCCGCACGGCGACACTCTCTGCGCGCTGCTGCGTTCCTTTTTTCTGCGTGTCCGTGTTGCGTGCCCATTCGCGGTCAGCACGGTCAGGTTCGATGGTGCCGTCAGCCTCGGGCGTCACCCGACCGGCACGAATCGCCTTGTGGACTGCCGTATCTGTAACGCCACGGTGGCGGGCGTAAGCGCGAATCGAAATGCCCATCGGCCCCTTCAATCATTGGTTCGTTTTTCCTGCGGATTGAGCTTGGCTTCATGATTGAACAGCGCGTTAATCGCATCACCATCAACCACCTCGAAGGAACAGGAAATGACCACCCAACTCACTATCACCCAGCACGCTGTCCTGGCCTACGCCATTCACCACAGCGATGGCAAACTCGACTGGTTCCCGGATAAAATCAAGGGCGGCGCACGCAAAAAAGTGATCGACGGACTGTTCAGTCGCGCCCTCATCACCACCAATGGCACCGACTGGTTCGTTGCCGCTGAGGGCTACGATGCCCTTGGGTGCGCACGTCCATCGCCTGCGCCCTTGGAGACGGACCCCGAGATCGAGGCCGCCGTGACGGCCGCAGAGGCCACGTGGGCGCAAGACCGCACCGAGACCAAACCCCGTACCCGAGACAGCAGCAAGCAGGCTGAA